CTTGAGGCCAAAACCTTTGACAAAGTCCATGTACTCTGCGACAAAAGGGAAGTCGTTTCCAAAATTTATATTCAGAATATTTGTGATACAATTGGTGTCGAAACCATCCCCCTGTACCGCAGCGGCCGAATCGGTGACTTTGCCGGCAATGGGTACAGGGGAAGATGACTGGACTATTGGAGGAGGTGGCGGTTGGGTAACTGGAGGGGGTGGGGGGGTGACGGTGGCAGGAGGCGTTGGCGCTGGTCGCGTAGCCATGACCACACCAACAATGATACCAATTATCACTAATATCACTATAACAATCACGGCAATTGGCGGGCCACCCTTGGGTGCGTTGACCGGGGTGATGTTACCGTTGATGGAATTCATCTATAATTTAAACTCGGATATTATTTCAAGTCTGACACTGACTCTTGCAGTAAGATTGGCCACCCGGATAACTTCCTACCCACTCGGCTCCTTTGTAAAGGGTACAAGAATTGCCCACTCGGTCAAAATGGGTGCATTCAGGTTTGCCATCACACGAGGCTTTACAAACGTCCAGGGACCCACCGGCGGTGCCTATCATTTTACTAGTTCTAGCCGGGTCGGCAAGATATGCGATTGCGTTTTGTTTGACATTATAGGCCGCTGGGGGAGGGGGAGACTCTGCCTTTTTCATCTTATCCACCGCTGCAATTCCCTCGGCGGTTTTGGTAATTTCCACCTTCTTACCCGCATCGCGTTGTGCCTGTGCCAATTGCTCGTTCGTGAGTTTAGGTTCGGCGTATCTCATATCCGCCTGCGCCTGTTTAGCAGCCAACATCTGGTCGGGCGTCATGGCCACGGCTGAACCGGCCACTTCTCTACCCACTGGAGGAGGTGGAGTGACGGCTGGAGGTGGAGGAGGCATAGTACCGGCCTTGGGTGGCGTGACGGCTGGAGGTGTGACTGCGGCTGGAGGAGGAGGGATGGTGGCTGGAAGCGCCGCCGCCTCTGGCTTGGACCGAGTCGCCATGACAACACCGACAACGATACCGATGATGACCAATATCACTATAACAATTACGGCAATTGGTGGGCCACCCTTGGGTGCGTTGACCGGGGCGACGTTACCGTTGAGGGAATTTAAATTCAGACTCATTTATAATTTAAACTCGGAAATTAATTCATCTAAATTACGATAGTACCGTGCAAGATCCTTTTTGAATCGCGCATCCTGCTTGGCCTTGGTCTTTACCAAATAAGCAAGATTCGCCTTGGAGTACTTTGTCCGCGTCTGGTTTTCCGTGGGCTTGCGTGGTGATGCCTTTTTCTCCTTTACAGGCTGGGTGGCGTCTTCTACAGGTCTCTTGTCAATGAAACTCAGGGCTTGCATGACCGTGTCGGCCAGGTCGTCTTTTTTCTTGTGCGCGTCAAAGAACGCGACGAGCTCCTTGTTCGGGCCATCACCCGCAATGAACTTCCGGGCGCGCTCGATGCTCGTCTTTTTGCGTTGTGCGTACCGAGCCTTTCCGGCGCCCGCGACGTCCGGGATCTTGTGACGGGCGTCCCAGATGACCACGGACCGCCCGGGATCTTTCACGAGAAAATACGTGTGAAGCAAGTTCTCGACGGCTTTCATACCACGGTTCCTGTCGGGCTGCTTTTCTATGATGACCGTGGTCGCCCCAAGGACCCACGGCTTTTCGTTGAGGTGCCGGACCAGACACGGAAATATCCCGTCGGCGTGCATAGGCGGTACACCGGACACGTCCCATTGGTGGATCTTTTTCGTTACTGGGTCAATTAAACACATTGCTAAATTTTTGATACCACAATCAATTGATAGGAGCATCTATTATTAAAGATTATTAGGTTTTTAAGTCCAAGATGACTTCTATTTGTGCTCAAAAAAAGGCTATAACAGAAGCTCGAAGCGTCCAAGTCAAAAAGAGGGACCCGCCACCGACGACGCCGCCAGAACAGGACGTGGAGGGTCTCGTGTGTTGGTGGTGCGTCCATGGACTCCCGCAGCGCCCATGCATCCACTTGCCCATCAAATATGACGAGAGACTCAACAGGTTCACGACCATGGGGAACTTTTGCTCGTGGCAGTGTGCCAAGGCTTATGCGCTAGACACGAACTCGGCCAAGTCCGGAGAGGTCCAGTCCTTTTTGGCGATGATGAGGCTCAGAGCCTTTGGAAAGTTTGTGCCGTTGTGGCCGGCTCCAAAACGCCAATTTCTCAAGTGTTTTGGAGGGTCAATGACTATAGAAGAGTTCAGGGGGTACGGGGGCCTCGTGGAACCTCCTCAACTCTATTTTCCGGTTGAAAAACAGCTTCACCCAGTTTTCAATAATTCAACAAGTGAGGCGAGTGTCCGCGGTCTCGTGACGCCCAGTGGAGTTCAGGACCCGTCGCGCCTCAGGGCGATCGAGAACTCGAATGGGCAACAAGAGACGCTGAAACTCAAGAGGTCCAAGCCCCTTGCGCGCGCCGCGAGCAAGTTAGAGAGCACCCTCGGAATTACACGCAAGAGTGTCAAATGATGTGGTGGTCATGTTGTACGACCCCACGTGAAAAGCCGACAGTGACCTTCACGTTCAAGAATGGAACGCGGGTCAAGGCTCACGACCCTGCTCACGCAATTCAAATTTTGAAATCAATTAGTCTCAGAGACATGGCGAAAGTTTTTCAAGTTGACGCTCATGTGTGGGTGCTTGATTTTGGAAAAGGGGCGTCTATTGAAGTGCAGGGCCCGGAGCTGGCGCAGGTGAAAAAGCTTGGGGAGTGGAGTGTGTATCTTGATCGGCGGGACTTGGAACTTGTTCCTTGAGGGCTATGTCAGCCACGGAGGGTTCTGGAATTGGAGCTGGCGCTGGAGCCGGACTCGGCGCCTCGGCCTTGCCCTTCCAGTCGGAAGACGCCAAGCCAACAGCCTCCATGGCCGAGTCGATCTCCGAAATGGGCAGACCCACAACGGGTGCTTGGACGTAATATGATACTTTGGGTTTTGGCCCGATAAAGAACACAATTGCCCACCCTATGACGAGCCCAAGGAGGACTGAAAGCAAGTGCATTATTAATATTACAAATTATAAAAATCCAAACTTTACCCGTTGTTTGGCTGTGGCTCTGGAGGCTGGTACGTTTTCATCAGTGCTCCTGACCCATTCCTCGCCCACATGAGCCCTCCACTGAATAGACAGCCTGTCCATCGCCTTGCGACATATCACACACGGAAGGGACGTTCCGTGACCCCCGTCGACCCTGACACGAGTGACTACAAAATCGCCATATTTACGATGAATCCATGATGAGAATTTAGAAGAACCAACGCCTTGGCGGGATGCCTGGAGCTGAAGACTGCGAATAAGTTTTCTTTCTGCGCAACAGTGACAATCATTACCCACGGAAGGCCCATACGGGACACCGACTGGTCTCACAGACGATCATTGGGTACATTGTATTAAACACGACGCACTTTTTTAACTTAGAATGCCATCGTGTCATGAGTGCGTGTTTCACATTCCCCAAAAGAACCTTTGTACAGTGTTTATGACGCCACCTTGGACAGCCAGACGTTATCCACATTTGTGTGGTCCAGAAGCAAAGGTGTTTCGTCAGATTCGGTGGGTGCCACGTCACATCCCAAAAAAAGATGAGGTGTACAAGCCAGACACGGGACATATGAATGACGTTTAAACCAAAACAATGGAGCACGCCCTTCGTGAATACGCTCGTACCGGCTTTACTCGCGCTCTGGGTGCTGGGGCTGCTGCGCGCAACTGCGAGCGCTCAGTATACAACTGGGCGGTCCAGGTGACTCGGGACTTGCGGGACGAGCCCTCTTGGGAAAACCAGCAGTTCAGGTGGCGCTACAAGCAAAAGACCTTCGGGCTCCTACAGGAGCTTGAAAGGGGCCCAGTGGTATCTGCAGACCTCCAGGTGGCTGATGGCCGGGTTTCCCTGGGCTTGAGCATAGTGCCCCAACTCGTGCAGCGTATTCAGCGAAAGGAGCTCGACTCCAAAAACTTGGCGCGGTACACAGCAGATGTGCTCTGGCCCGAAGGCCCCTATGCAAAGCAGGCCTTTGCCCTCAAAAGCAAGGACCTGGCTATGGAGGCGGCCAAGATGAAGGATGAAGAGTATACCGGAATGTTCACCTGTGCGCGATGTAAATCAAAGCGCACGACTTTCTATTTATTGCAAACTCGTGGCGCAGACGAACCTATGGTGCGTTCCCTGTTATTGTTTTGGTGTTATTTGCGCTTCGTACTAATGCACCCGCTCTACAGACTGCTTTCATCACGTGTATGTCATGCGGAAACAGGTGGAAGGGTTGATGCCCTCCAGATACTACTCGCCTTTTGTCGCCGCTCGGGGTGATCGCAATACCCCTGTTTTAATATTTCAGACAACTTGGCTTTACGCTCCGGTGTCCACTGCTCACGCCTTTTCGCAACCATGGCATCTCGTTTATTTTCCCACATTTCCTTCGATATTTTAGATAGCAACTTCTTCGTCTCGTCCGAGTGCCGCCCTCCTGAACCTCCACGCGTCAGATTATATCCATTTGGATGTAGGGTTCCTATTTTCTCTATAAGTTCCATTTCTTTGGAGTCTAATTCAGCCTGAGTACATTCTTCAGACTCCCAAATTGGATCCACACAAAAACAATCCTTCCCATATTTTTTTATAGCATTTTTGAGTTTAGGACTTACTGACGTCCCACTGTTCCCACAATGCTCGCGGAACCTCTCGGACAGGTCGCGTGTCGTCTGACCAATATATTTCTTTCCGTTTTCTAAATTCTCAATACAATACACGAGTCCTTTCATTTCGCCACCAACCTATGACTACCAAATATAATATTAATTTTCTAGACAAATAGTACAAAATGAACGGTCCAGTGAAGCGTGCCTACCGCGCCCGTCTCGGCCGCAAGGGTCGCAAGGTCCCAGCCGGCTCCCCCAAGCCCACGGCATTCGCCAACGTGAAGCGCCGCGTCATCTACAAGACGGCGCAGGGCAAGTACGTCGTCAAGACGGACAAGGGCCTGAAGTACGCTCCCAAGGCCAAGTACTACAAGAACCCCCAGGGCTCCACCGTCGCCATCAAGTATGTGCACGGTAACGTGGACATCCCCAGCCCCATCCGCCCCAAGCTGGTGCGCAAGGAGCGCAAGAATGCCGGCGCCGCCCGTGGCAAGTACGCCGCCCGCGCGCCAGGCGTGCGTGTTCACCACATCAAGCGCGTGGCTCACATCGGCGGCATGTTCGAGGGTTATACCCCCAAGCGCCCAGTCGGCCGTCCACGCAAGGCGCCCGCCCGCCTGGTCAGCCCACTGAGCCCATATGCTCTGGGCCGCCTGTTCCGTGCGCCACGCAAGAACAAGGGCATGAAGCGCGGCCCCCGTGTGGGCAAGCGCACTCTGGCAGCCAACCCATTCGCCGCTCTTGCGTAAATTTCTAGATAAAAACATTCGTCACCCACTACACAGAGCGTGAATGTCTTCACTCGTACGCGTCTGGACCGATGTGGGATCCCGTAAACCAGCCGCCCTCCTCGCAAAAATTATAGAGAAGGACGGCGTCATTCTGACCATCAGGTACCTGTCCGAATCTGATGATCATATTTGGCGTTACGAAACGGATACATACGAAATAGACGATGACTCAATTGCCGAGTACCTAAAAACCGATTCAGAATTGGATATAGGGTTTGTTGCTCATGAGGACGGCTTCCTCAAGGTGGACTCGGACGAGGACTATGTACCCTCAGACGAGGACGAGTCCGACTCGTATGAGGACTCTGATGCCGACTCTGATATGGCCTCTGACGAAGAGGAGGATTTTGACGAGGACGAAAATGAGGATTCAGACGCCGAGTCAGAGGAAAGTAATGTTGATGAAGAGTAAGTATGAAGCTCGATCAGAACACCCTGTTTCTAATTCTGCTACTGGTCGCCCTCTGGCTGCTGTTTTTCCGTCAGCCCAAGTCGGAGAAGTTCTGTGGCGCGTGCGGGGGAATGGTTGCGTGAGCACTTAAAAACAAACTATTCTTTAACATAAATGTCTGTTACAACTAGGTTCATCAAGGCATTTGATGCTCAAAATCAATCACACGTGAAATGGTTGTCGCGTATGATTGATGTTGCAGAGGGTATGGGGGATCCGACGCGTGATAGTGCTCTCATAGCCGAGATCAACAAGAACCCCATGGGGGTCAAGCTCGAGCAGATGGAGGCGCTCGAGTGGCCCCATATTCATTTTTGTATTTGCGCGGTTTACGCCAAAGCGGTGCTGCGTAAGAAGGCTTTCGTCCCGGTCGCGTAGAGTCTAAATTAGATCATTCATAGGTGAAATAAGTTGCCAAATTTCACCTAGGCGTTCACGGTAAAAGTCCGGGTCCGCCTCGAAACTATAGGCGCTGCCCGCAAACACATACCCTCCTTGAGCCTTGCGCTTGACTATATCATCTATAGAAATCATATCCAAAAAGTTTTTTGTACAAGTCAACTTGAGATCGTCAAAGTCCCACTGCTGAATGTACAAATGCCTTAGAATATCTCCACCCTGACCTGTGGGCAAAATTAACGCACCCACTTCATAAGTCGATGGCCACTCCATCTGGTTAACAAAATAACTCTCTAGCATTTTTCCCACAAACATCGCGTTGTCCCAATCCGTGAAACCAACGACCGAGGTTCGAGCCTGCTCATTAACACGCAGGGTAAACGCATCATTCTTTGTTGTGTGTAATGTGTAGTATTTGCGGTTTCGCTGGTTGGTCTTGAACGCCGAGCGCGGCTTGACGGGTGGTGGGAGTGTAATAGATGCGCAAATCATCTCTTACTTTTCAAGCGGTCAGAGTCTTTAAAAACGTGTGCTGTCCAAGCCAGGTTCAAGGGGACGGCACTAATTTCACACCAAAACAGTAAGAGACCCACATGGCGAGCGCGACTCTTGACGAGCAACGTAGTTGCGAGTGCTCAGTCTGCTATGGAGAGTGCGGTCCCTTCCAGAAGTTGTGCTGCGGGCACGACTTCTGTACCGGTTGTATCAAGACGTGGTACTTGAAGGGTACAGGCGCCGGTTGCCCTATGTGCCGCGCACCCATATACTTCAAGGGGTTCCACAAGGTCAGGGACGAGTGGAACGAGGATGCTTGGGAAAACAAGTGCGCAGAAGTCTTCAGTGAAGCACTGGATGAGCGGTTCGCGGAAGCTCAGGAGTTTGCGCAGTCCTTCTCGCCCAAGTGGCACAACAGGATCTTCAGGGAACTGATCGACGACTTTGTGGAGATTGAAAAGACGTACAGATTCCTCAAGAACGAGGGGGTTGGTCCGGAGGACCTGGAGGAGGTGTTTTACTGGGGTGACTACTACTCGGACCGCCACATGGACCAGTACTCGTACCTGGACGAGCCGCGCAAGGAGTCTGTACCGGCAGTGCAGTCGCGGGGCCGCGGCAAGGGGTTCAAGCGCGCACGAGCCCGCCAGGACCCTTGGGTCACGCTAAGCTTTTACATTGAAGTTTAATTTGAAAACTGATTTGTGATGCCCTCCACGAGTCCACCCGCGTTGAACCCGAGTCCCAGCGCCACACCCAGAGCCATTAGGATAAAGCCCAAAATAAGCAGAGTCTGATTACGGCTCGACTTTGGCTTTTGGTTTTCCCGCGTCACCAAGATGAGGCCTGGAATACCAAAAGCCATACCAAGCACAAAAGCGCCTGAAATGGCCGTAAGGGCACCGCCTGTACCGACCATGCTCTCTAGAAAAATGCTCTTGTACTTTCCCATTTAATTTTAGATGAGAATTTTTTTCACGAGTAAAGCGACGTATTTAAAATATCAATACATAATAAGTATATGTATTCATGTCAGCATGAAAACTGTCAGGCTACTTTTAAACAAAAGAGCCATTTGACACGGCATTCAGCTGTTCATACGAACATGAAAAAATTCACTTGTGTTTTTGAAGGCTGTGATGCTAGATTCAATAAAAAAGACTGTCTGAACTCGCACCTTGAATCACATAAGAATGAACGTTTATATAAATGTGAAATTTGTGAACAGAAATTTAACACGCGATCAATTCTCAAAATACATGAAGCTATACATACAGACGAAAAATTGTATACATGTGAGACTTGCGAGTCTTCCTTTCGCCGACTAGAACATTTGAAAACACATTTACTTTTACACGTCAACGAAAAACCGTTCAAATGTGATGAATGTGAATTCACTACTCGTCAGATGACGAACCTGAGATCCCACCAGAGAGTTCATACAGGTGAAAAACCTTTCAAATGTGGGTTCGGAGAGTGTGATGCCGCGTTTGCTCATAAACATGTTCGAGACTCTCATTACTATTATAATCATACGGAAGAGGGTGCGTCTGAACGGAAGAGAGAAGAAATGATCGTGAAGCGTTTTCTTGACGAGAAACTTCCAAACTCTTACATTCGCGAAATGCACGTGGATTACACATGTATTAATCAACCTGGACTCAAGAACAAGTTTTCACGTATAGATTTTGTCCTCCCACATCTAATTCCAAACACGATCATTCTTTTAGAAGTTGATGAAAATCAACACAAACATTACGATCAGTCGTGTGAACATGCACGTATGCATGACATAGTCTCATCTCTGCGTCTAGGTGGAAATACAGCAAATGTAGTATTTGTTCGCTACAATCCTCATGAATTTACAATTAATGATAATAAAGTGAAGATATGTAGAAAAGAGCGTCTTGAAAAACTTGTGGAAACTATGAAAAAACTTTCACCGGATGGTCCACCTTTTCAGGTCAAATATTTGTTTTACGATTCAGTTGTAGGGAATGGCACCACACTTGAGGGAAAACAAACCGGCGATGATGAGTCCGAGGCCCATGTATTGGAAGGGATTTGTAAGGCGTTCACCCATTATAAAAAAAGCGGCTAGTGATTCTATAATTGCAGAAACGCCATCCCAAGCTGCATTTGTATATAGAACATTCCCTACACGTAGAGACCGAATCAAAAAATAGATGACGCCTATGTAACCACTAATACCTGCCATCCATCCCTGGACGTTTCCGAACCCTAAACGCGCCACATTTTTGAATCCGAAATCTCCGACAATTTCCGACAGGGACATGATGGTCACATCGAGCAGACTCATTCTTACTCCTTTCACAGATAAAAACTGTCCGCGTTGAAACAGTACAATGGAGGCTATCGAGGCAGTTCTGGAGCTGGCAAAGGAGCGTGACGAGATTGCGTCAGAGCTCGAGACTTATGAGGAGTGGTTCGAGTCCCTGGTGGGCAAGGAGGTGACGCTGACCCTCAAGTCCAAGAAGAAGACGCGCTTCATTGAGTGCGTCGTGGCCGAGTTCAACCCCGGGGAGGGTTGGATCCTGCAGACGGACGATGGGGACGACACGCACATCGTGACCTTCGATGACTTTGTGGAGGGCCGTGTGTGGGTCACCCGGACGGACAAGCACGTGACGTTTGCCGAATAAAATTGTAAATTAATATTAAATGTACGCTGTTGAGTCAGTTGCCGATGTCGAGGTTCGCAAGGAGCAGAACCCCCAGGGCCCATGGGTCAAGAAGGCCCTTATCCTCGCCCTCATTTCCTACCTCGTGACCCAGAAGATCAACCAGGCCGCGCTCATCACCATCGTGTTCATCGTCGCCATGTTTTTCCTGCGCTAAGTTCAATGGATAAAGGACCTTTGATGTTTTTGGCGCTTTTTGTTGTTGGCGTTTTGATTCACCAGCGTTTTTTTGCCGGTCTGCCAATTGTGCCGACCATTGTGGGCGTTCTTGGTGTCGCTTGGCTTTTCAATTTAATTTTGGGAGTGACTACCGCTCCTGCCCAAATCGTGAGTGTAGTTGGGCGCAAAACTCTCGAAGAGACGGCATGATCTGGTTGGCCCACATCTCCTCGTCACGGTCCACATTGTGACTCAGCACCTGGTTATTGTACTGCTCCACAAGCCGAGCATGCACAAGACCCAGCATCTGAAGATAGACCTGAATCTGAATAAACTCATAGTCCACCACGCGTCTGAACAGGCGGTTCGTACGATTCTTAATCTCCACGAGGACCCGAGACCCATCCTCCTTCTCTTCGATCCGATCAATTTTGCCACAAATTACAAAATTAGTTTTACCCAGAGTACAAACGTCCAGGTTGTAAAAGGCGTCGTCCCGAACCAGACGGGCCCCAGTATCTTTTGCGACCTTGTCGGACGTCTTGTCCTCTGAGCGCGTCCCATGGGTCGTGTAGACCTTTGAGCGCAAGTGCTCAATAACCTCAGCCTTTTGTTCGACACTCAATTTAGGATCCAAATTCACTTGGGCTTTGGCCTTTTCAAAAGTCTGAGCAGCTTCCTTGGAGTCCTTGGCCTCGTAGGCCAGGGCACTTTCTAGGATCTTCTGGGCACTTTCAGATGCTCCAAGAGCCTCTAGGGCCTTGTCCTTTTTCGTTTGGCCGGTGAAAGTGTCTGGACTATATTTCTTCCAGTAATCGTTGAAGACCTCCTCACGAGACTTGTACTGGTGACGGCCGATGATGGCCGCCACATCACTCGCCTTCAGGACCACACGTTTCGCCATT